CATCATTGACACCCTTAACCGCGCCGAAGCCGCTTATCAGAAGCGAATTCTACCGCTGGGTGCCGAAGGACCCGATCTGCAACATCGCCTGGCGGAAGACGCTGATTGAGCTGGGTGCCTCCAGCACCAAGTTCGCCCACGACCTGTGGATCGCGTGCAGCCGGGACATCCTGTTCTGGCTCAACTCCTTCTGCTTCCTCCGTGAGCCCCGCAGTAAGCCGCCTCGGCCGGCGGTCTTCCCCTGGATCACCTGGGACTACCAGGATGAACACCTGCTCCAGATCGTCGAGTCCATCGGCGACCACGATCTGGTGGACGAAAAGAGCCGCGACATGGCCATTACCTGGATGGTGGAGGCCGTGTTCTGCTGGTTCTTCCAGTTCCACGGCGACTGCTCCTTCCTGATGATGAGCCGCAAGGAGGACTTGGTGTACAAGCCGGGGGACCCGGCCGCCCTGTTCAGCAAGATGGACGACCTGCTGAACAACCAGCCGGGATGGCTCCGGCCCCGGATGCGGCAGGTGGAGCGTCACTACGAGAACCTGGACAACGGCTCGGTGATCGACGGGGAGACCACGGCAGAACACACCGGGCACGGGGACCGCCGACTGGCCTGCCTGCTGGATGAAGCGGCCCGTATGGCCAACCTCCCGGCCATCTGGGAAGGCATGGCGGACGTGACGGCCTCCCGCATCGCCGTCTCCACCCCCGAGGGCCGCAACGCCTTCTACCGCCTCCGCCAGCGGGCCAAGTGCGGACGTACCCTGCACTGGACCATTCACCCCTGGAAGTCCAAGGACCTGTACCTGGACGACGCCGGTAAACCACGGAGTCCGGCTTACGACGCTGAGGCCAAGCGGCGGTCGCCGCTGGAGATGGCCCGCATGTGGGACATCAGCTACGGCGGGTCCCAGAGCAACTTCTTCCCGCCGGCACTGGTGGACCGGCTGGTGGCTGAGCACGTCCGGCCGGCCTACCGGACGGGGACTCTGGAGTACGACGAGGACAACATGGAGCCCCTGGAGTTCCGGGAGGACCCCAACGGCCTTTTCAGCCTCTGGCTGCACATGGACCTGTCCGGTGGCCCCCCCATTGACCGGGAGTACTGTGCCGCTGCCGACCCCGCGGCCGGGTCCCAGGACGAAGAAGGCCGGGGTGCCAGCGTCTCCGCCCTGGCCATCGGGGACCGGCAGACCCGGGAGAAGATCGCTGAGCTGCGGGTGAGCGGCGTCATGCCCTACCTGTTCGCCCGCATGGCCCTGGCCATCTGCCGGTGGTTCCGGGGTGCCAGCGGCTCGGGGGCATTCCTGATCTGGGAGGCCAACGGGCCTGGACGCGAGTTTGGCGGCGAGATTCTCAAGCAAGGCTACCGCAACATCTACTTCCGCCGGGATGACAAGTCTATCCGCAAAAAGGTCTCCGGTGTGCCCGGGTGGTACAACCAGGGGGACAACAAGGCCGCCATTCTACGGACCCTGCGCACAGCCTACTACACCGGCGAGTTCGTGAACCATTCCACCTGGGCGATCCAACAGTTGCGGCACTACATAAACCTGCCTGACCAGTCCGTGGACCACGACAACGCCGTAGACCGCGATCTGGCCAAGGAAGACCCCACCCAGGCTCGGGCCAACCACGGGGACGAAGTGATCGCCGACGCCCTGCTGTGGTACGTCCTGCTGATGAACCCCCCCATCAAGCAGGAACGGGTCCGGCACGTCCCGCCCGGGAGCTTCGCCGCCCGCTCCCGTGAGGCCGCCCGCCACCGCAAACAGGCCGAATACTGGTGCTAGGGTTGTTGCTGTCCTTGCTGTAGAAGACGGCGCAACCTCTGATAGCAGCTATAGTTAAACGGTGCGCACCGTTGCCATACCGTTGCGCACGCTTGTTTCACCCCATTCGATTCTGGACAGGTGCGCCCGTGTCTGGAATCGAATCGGAACTGTGGGAAAATCCACAGAAGCCCCTTGCCATACAGATTTAGAGGCTGATAGACTCCTGAGAGCACAAGTGCCGGCCTCCGCCTGATCCGCGGATGGCCAATGCCAAACGAACCAAGGCCGTGTGGGGCCACACCCCTGCACGGCCTTTTTCGTTTGGCCGCTCTCTGACCTTGGGAGTCGGCCGTCATGCCCATTGATCCTGACCGGCCTGCCGATCTTCTCCAGATTCAAGAGATGACCGATGACAGCATGCGCCGGCAGGAGTGCTGGCGTACCGACCGCAACAAGCACCTCAAGGAGTACGTCGGCCAGCGCTATGGCGACCACGGGGCCTCCTGGCCGGTGGCCCTTAACCTGATCCGTCTGCTGGTCGCCGTCTTCACCCAGCATCTCTCCGCCCGGGCGCCCAAGGCACTCGTCACCAGCCTGTTCCCGCACCTGCACCCCACCGCCGTCACCCGCGGGCTGGTGCTCAACCGGGAGATCGAGCGGGTCAAGTTCGCCAAGACCGCCCGCCGTGCCGTGAGCAGCGCCATGTTCCTCATGGGCATCGTCAAGGTGGGCACGGACATCAGCTCAAGCGGACAGCCCCCCCTGCCTTACGTGGAGGGCGTGCTGTTCGACGACTTCGCGTGCGACATGAACGCCCATGACTTCGATGAAGTCGAGTTCATCGGCCACCGCACCTACGAACGGCTGGATGACGTACAGGACAACCCCCTCTACGACCAGCGGGTGACAAGACTTCTCCAGGGGGACGCCGACTACAGCAGCGAACCGTTCGGCGAAGACCGCGCGGACGTAATGACCGCCGGCCAGCAGACACGCACCATAGAAGCCTCCAAGCGCTGCTGGCTCTGGCACGTCTACCTCAAGCCGGAACGGCTGCTGGTGACCTATGCGGATACGAAGGATGTGAACCGACCGCTGCGGGTGATCGACTACGACGGACCCGAGCGCGGCCCGTTTCACGTCCTGGGCTTCAGTGAAGTGCCGGACAACCTCATGCCCCTCTCGCCGGTCGCGTCGCTGATCGACCTGCACGACCTGGCCAACAGACTCTTTCGCAAGATCGCCCGGCAGGCCGAGCGGGCCAAGAACGTCACTGCGTTCGCGCCCGGAGCCGAAGATGAAGCCGCCGCCATTCAGGACGCCGAGGATGGCCGCTTTGTGAAGGTGACGGACCCCAACCTCATCAAGCAGTTCAGGTCAGGGAGCATAGACACTGCCAGCTTTGCCCTCGCCCTCCAGCTTCTGGACAAGTTCAACTACTTCGCAGGGAATCTCAACACCATCGGGGGGCTCACCACCAGCGCGGAAACGCTCGGCCAGGAACAGATGATCGGCCGGGCCAGCTCGCAGCAGGTGGTGGAGATGCAACTGGCCTTCGTTACCTGGGTGCAGGACATCTACCAGCATCTCATGTGGGAGGTGGACAACGGCGAACGGATGCTCATTCCCGTCGTCAAGAAAGTCCGTGGAACCGACATCCAGGTGAACGCGAACTACCTGCCGGGCATGGCACCGGGGGCGTTCGACGACTACCGCTACCGCATTCATCCCTACTCTGGCGGATACAAGTCCCCCGCCGAACGACTGCAGATGCTGTTGCAGATTTTCGAGCGCTACGTCATGCCGCTGGGGCAGATGGGGGCGCTCGAACAGCAGTCACTCTCCATCGACATCAATGCCCTGTTCGACATGATCGGCGAGTACGGCGACATGGAGGAGGAACTGGGGCGACTGCTCATTGCCAGCGAAGAACCATTCGGCACGGGCGGGACGGAGGGGATGCGCATGCCGCCCAACACCAAGCGGACCTACGAACGTGTGAACCGTCCAGGCGCCACCGAGAGCGGCAAGATCGACACCCTCACGCGGGCACTGCTGGGCGCTGGACAACAGGACAGTGAGTTGGCGGCTGCCATGCGGCCGACCGGATAGGAGCGCGACATGCAGTGCGCCCAGCTTTCGCCGGACTTTCTGCTCACACCAGTTGCGCAGTACGGGTTCGCGGGCATCTGTGTCGTGATATTGCTCTGGAACTTCTGGCTGACGCGCAGATTGATCGATCTGTTACAGCGTGTGACCAAGGCGCTCACGGAAAACACGGACGTAATCAAATGCGTCAAGCGGGATCAGCAGGAGACCGCCAAGAACGTCAGAGACGTGCGCGATTTGCTTTTGTCGCGGCCTTACATCGGTCGGTCGGAGGCTGTGTCCAGATGAGATACCTGTACCGCACCAAACGCGGCCGGCCGGTTGAGCGATCCTTCCCCATCGGCAAGGCACCGGACAGCATTCCCTTGCCCAATGGCCAGATCGCAAGACGCGACCTTATCGCGGAACTTAGGGCCAACACCAACGCGCCACAGGTGCGCAACCCCAACCCCAACAAACCAAAACGTCCCTGGCCACGTCGGTCAGATGCGTTAGCCGTACCGCCCAAACAGGCTGCCGAGTTTGAGGCGATTGCGAAGAAGCGAGGGGTGC